AAGACGCTCAGATATACCATTAACAACTATATCCACAAATTTAGGAATGATAGGAACAGGAGTCCAATCTAAATTTAGATAAGAGATGTCTCCATTAATTGCTAGTTCGTCTTTGTATTTTTGAACTGATTGTTCACCTAAGGCGTAGGTGCGTAGTTTGTGGTATGTGTCTCTGTTGTTATAGTACCTAGATGTACCTCCTTCTTTACGAAACCATTCGGCTTCTATTGCTTTTCCTACGTTAAGACCATACTCTGTTGTTATTTTTACCTCATCAAGAGCCATTTGGTCAGGAAATCCTGTAACGTGTGAATATGGTTGACCGTTCATATATTACTTTAAGATTGAGCTTAGTACGCCTTTATTACTATACCTTGCAAATTTAACACTTATTTCCTTACGATTATTTTGGGGTTTCACGACATACTTATTTGTAGCCATGATAGCAAAACCTGAACTAACCGTTGCATCAAACTTAGTTCTTTTGGTAATATCATAGTTCGCCCAGTCCAGTAATGTCCTGTTAAAGAACATTTTCCCTGGCACATCAGCATCTCTAAACTCACCTACATAATCATAACCTACATATCTTTCAATATAGGATTCTATTGCTTCAGCATGTATTGCAATAACTGAAGTTGAAGAAGGTATTCCTCCTATTTCTTTTTCTGCTTTAGATAATTCATTTTTATGTTTATCGGGTCTATTCACAGAAAACCCTCTGTATCCTCTATTTTTTAAATAATATAAAAGACGAGGTTTGTTGTTTTCAACTAAAACAGGCATGCCATAAAAATGCATAGCCATTAAAACATTCTCATAAAACATTTCAGCAGTTTGCGGTCTGGCAATGTATTCTAAAAAGAATTGATTTGATGGAGCGTTGTCAAAATTTAAACATGTAAGACCATGTAAAC